TCAGATAAGAATCGTCGAAAAACTTAAATCGGCTGAATAAGCCACTTTAAAACACCTACCCTACACATTATACCTCTAATCATATCAAGGGTGTTTAAATCAAATGTGGAAAAATACGAAGTCAATGAAATCAACGTGTTGCTGAATCGTTTTACTGAGATAAAACATAGAAGGGAGATCTGATTATGCCAAATAATATAGAAAGTTTAAAATTATCTTATGAACAAGTCGTTATGAGTGAAAAAGAGAAGATGGACGTACTTGAAAAAGAGAAGAGTATTTTATTAGTAGAGATAAAGAAAATTGAGAACAGGATAAATAAATGCTTGGATACTATAGAATGTAGCAAGAAGAAATATGAGGATAGTTTATAAAAGGAGGATTAAAAATGAAATATAAAGAATGTCCAGATCATATCGAGGTTTGGGAAACTGGAAGACAAGTTAATAATATACTATATACAAGCACAACTCCTTTGGAAGAGTGTTCACGTAAATTCATAGCATCTATACATAGGTTTTTACTTACAGAAATTTCTTCTCAGAAAGCTAAAAAAGAAACAGAAAGAATAAAAAAGCATCTAGGAAAGTTAATTATGTTCCGAGATATAGAAGAAATAAATTTTATGAAAAGTATACCCACAACGAGATTCATCCATAGACTTCCTTCTCTTTTAGAAGATTATGTAGATAACTTAGGATTAGATCTGAATCCAGATTTTCAACGAGGTCACGTTTGGACTTTAGATCAACAAATTAGATTCCTTGAATTTATTATGCGAGGAGGTAAGTGTCCTCCTATACTGTTCAACAACACAGAGTGGAATAGATCATTCAAAGGAGATTTTGTTATTGTAGATGGAAAACAGAGACTTACTGCAATCCTAGACTTCTTGGACAATAAATTCCCTATATTCTCTGAAAAAGATCCAGACTCTGTTGGATACTATAATCGAGACTTTGATTATGCAGGAGCAGAAATTACAACATTTGTCAACGACCTACGTACACGTAAACAAGTTCTTAATTGGTATTTAAATCTTAACGGTGGTTATATACAACATTCTAAAGAAGAGTTAGAACGTGTAAAGGAATTAAGAGATAGCTTAAATAAGCCACTTTAAAACATGTAGGTGACACATTACACCTTAAAGCATTTTGACATAGCTAGAATTAAGTGTGCTATTTTTTCAACCTAGAATAATCAACGGTTTACGAGTATGTTTTACTGAGATAAAATAAAGTTAGGTAGATAAGAAAAGATAAGAATAACACAATAATCTAAGTTAAATGGATTAAACAGGAATATTCGGAATTTCAGCAGTTTAACAGTTATAAGAAAATGTTATATACTTGTTACATAAGGAGTGATTGAAGTGATAATAAACGGTAATCAAAAATTTTAAACAGAGTTGTGAAAGTTGGAAGTACTTGGCTTAGTATTCCAAATGAAATCGTGGTCGGTAGTAATTCATTCGTTATATGGTTAGAAAGGGAGTTGGGATAAATGAAAAAAGTATTTTTAGTGTTATTAGTTTTAATCTTTATAGTTGGATGTGATGTAGTTTCCCCAGTAGAAACATTTATAGTTACATTTGAAGTGGAAGAAGGTGGTTTCGTATATAAAGAGATTGTAACGGAAGTATTAGTAGATAATATAAAACAAGGAACTTCTGGAAGATATTATTTAGAACTTGAAGAAGGAGAACATACAGTTGTTTGGAGTTATGCAAACGTCAATGGCTACGGACATTATTTGAATGAGAAAACTAAGTCTAAAAAATTTATGATATTCACAAGTGGTAAGAAGATTAAAATAAAAGGTAGTATGATGTATTTCACAAAATAAAAAGGGGGTAACAATAATGGAAAAATTAAGATCTTATATGAAAAAAGAAGGATATAGTAACGAATTTATAAACAAAGTTATAAGAGAGACTTTCAATATATATGATGAATGTTTAAACAAAGAAGAACAGAGTGCTGAATTTGAATAGTCAGTGTGTTATATCGTTATACATATATTAAAATCAATACTTAATATAATTCGGTGGTGATAATTATGAAGATAGATTTATGTGAGTACTTGTTGTATGGAACTGCGTTCCGAATTTCTAAAGACGAATATTATAAGCTGATTGAGTTGATTACGAGTCCAGATGTAGAGTACGCGGAGAGTGATAGTATAAGAAGTTTAAAAAATGCAGGGTTTATCTTTTCGAAGTGTGGCAAGTTATATTTCAATCGTGATGTTATATTTCCATATGGAGTTAGAAGTGAAGGAAAACATGAATATAAAGAACTATATAATGATATTAAGGAGTTGATGGAATGAGTAAGTTAGCAGGTAAAGAGTTTATGGATTTGGAATGTGTTAGATTCTTATCTGATAATATGATAGTTACAAATATATCATCTAAGAAGTTTAATAAAATAATTGAATTAGATCCTACTTATGAAATTAATTGAAATCTAGTAGTACAGTCATTCATAATACTATAAGTACTAATAGTGAAGAAATCACTTTAAAACCTAATAAAATCAACACTTGTAAGCAATAAAAAAATGTATCCTATGGGAGAAAAAAACGCAAATTTTGTATCCTATGGGGGAAATTTTAATTAAACTTTACTTACATAATGATTATTTCAGAATATATCATAAACCAGAGGGGAGAAATATAAAAATGAAATTAGAAATGAAAGTAAACGAGTTTTTCAAACACATAGAAAACTTACCTCCAACACCTAAAATATATCAAACTTGGTATAAAATACAAAGATTTTCTAAAGATTTATGGTATAATTTACATTCGAATCAGTTGAAGCGATTGGTTTGGTTAATTAAGTATTGGTGGATCAGTTGGGATGTCGATTATGGTTACAGTTTAGTACTCTTAAAATGGAATATTACCAATCTAAAAGAAAGAATAGGTGATCCAAGAGAGTATGATTTTCATGGAAGAGAGAAAGTTGTTAGGGATATGAGTATATTTTTAGAATGTTTGAATAGGTTAATAGAAGATAATTATGGCGATATAAGTAAAATAGGTATTAAAAAATATAATAGAAATTATAAAGAGAATAAAGAGTTGTTACTAAAGTACTTTAATAAAATTGATAGGTGGTGGATTTAAATGGTTAAGTATTTTGATATGAATGGTTTCGAGATAAAAACAGGTGATAATATTATTTATGGAAAGAGTAGTAGATATTATCCAGTTAAGAAAGGTGTAGTTATAAGTATTGATGAAGAAAATATAGAAGTTTTAGGCGAAGGTAATAAAAAAACAGGACTTATACACGGAGGTTGGTCACATGAAAGAATTTTAGTTTTTGGACCAGACATTATACAAGCAATATTTGTAAAAAGTACAAATGAAATATTATTCAGCAGATGTAAAAATGATATGGTTACAAGTGAAGATGGAAAATCTAGCATAGATGGTGGAAGGAGTTACGTAAAAATTACTGGTGACTTAGATAACATAGTAAAAATCCAGCTTAATAAATCAGTATTGTTAGATCAAATATTATATTACGATTGGAACTTTGGGAATAAGAATGTACAAACTGAGTATATTAATGGATACTACGGTAAATTTAAAATACATTCAACAAGTAATTTATTATTTTACAACGAGTTGGTGGTAAACTTTGAGGATATACAAGATTATTTTTAAAAAAGACTTGACAAATTAATAAAAGTATGGTAATATTATATAGTAGATAGTTTTTCATTTTAAAATCCAGATTATCTCCTTTAAATATCAGAATTCACTAACACAAGGATAGAATGTGAGTATAATATAATCTATCCTGTCTGGTCAAGTTTACCACTTCTTGTTAAAGAGTGGAATAAAATATGTCTCCGATATACGTGTCGATCACATAGTTATAATCGTTGAAAACATTAAGAAAAATGGTGGATAATTATGAATACAATATGATATAAGTTTACGATATCAATTTAAAAGATGTAGAAAATACTTTGGAGAGGTGAATTTTAATGATAGTAGGAATTTCGATATTAACACTCGTTTTAACTTGGATATGTGTTAGAAGTTTACAAGAAAAACTTTGTTTCGAAACATATGCTAAAAGCACACTAGGTGAAAGGATAGATTTGCTATATAAAGAAAAAGAAATAAGGGATACGCTTCCTGCAATAGTTTACGATGGAGATAAAGAATACAAATGCAACATATCACGTGACTGTGATACAAACCAGTGGATAATTTCATATACATATGAAGGTGAGATTATGATAACATCTGAGAATAGATGGTTGGATGCTGTTATTTATAATATAAATCTTAAAATGTGTCAATTAGGATGGGTGATGTAATGCTACATATAGAAGAAAATAATGTGTGTATAAAAATACTTTATTTGAATCAATGTGTTAAAAAATTTGGATTACAAGATAACAAGGTAATAGACAACAAGATTTATAACTCTATGAAAGATGAGGAATATAGTTTTATAGTTAGAGATAGAATCGTGTGGCAGATGACTACAACTAATAACGGAAAACATTACGATGCGATCCACATATAAATGATATATATGATAAACTGAAATAACATATATAACTTATATTTGCAATTTTCTTTAAAGTGTGGTATAATTGTATTAAGAAAACAAAAGAAGGTTACAATATGGAGGAATTAACAGTCCATAGAGAACTATAGGAAGGTTTAATTCCGTAATCTTCCGCCATATATAAAATCACAGATCCACTTGTTTGGCTTTTTTTATTCAAAGGAGTTAGGAAATTGAATGGTGTATGATAAATCTCTAGTAGAAATCACATCGGCAAGTTATCAAGAAAAATGATAACAGCTATAAGTTTTGGATGTATGGTGGTAACAGCTATAAGATCCGTAGAAATCAAGTGAATGGATTTTCGATAACTACTATTATAACTTTAGATTAATCCTTATAGTGATATAAGGCAGAATTAATAACTCGGTATATTACTTGCGATAATATATGAATATTAAAAACAGGGTAAGATATGTCTTGCCCTTTTAAATTTAGGAGGACGATATCATTGAATGTAGAATATTTTCATCACATAGGTAATAGAATAGATAATTTATTCGATATGTTACCTAAAGAGCAACAAGCAAAGTATGAAAAGTGGTATAGAGAAGAATTTAGGGCAAAACATGTATATGTGAATGACAACAGTCCTATTGATAGAGTTGTAAATACTACAATGGAAGAGATAAGATGTATGATGATAGACTTAGACGAGAATGATATAGAAACCAGAAGGTTATTTAATTTATTTTTAATCGAGTTAAAAAGCAGTCATAAACAAAAATTGATATGCGATATAATTGATATGTTGACGATAAGTTCATTTGAGTGTTGTAATAATTGTTCAGACTGTAAAGAAAAACCTGAATGTAGACTTGGGAAAATCCGAGATGGGGTTTCTAATATATTTGGAATTGAATTTATAAAATAAAAGGAGTGGTGTAAATGTTAAAAGGATATAATTTCGGAGGAGAAAAGGTAGATATTAAACAAGAAAAGTTTATGTCAGATCTAGTAGAGATAATTAAAGAAATCAACGAAACTTTGGTAACTGAATCAAAGGGATTTGTAGGGCTGAATATTAGAATGCAGGATTTAGATACATTAGAAATATTATTAGATGTTAAGTATGATGAAAGGAATCCACAAATGGTGATGTTCAATGTTACTAAAACTAAAATTACTTATGGGGACGTTGTTTCATATTGGGATGAAGAAATTGATACATTGAAAAGTGTTATCTCGGAATATTTTGAAAGGGAAGATATAAAAATATTAGTACAAAATGTTATAATCGAATGCAAGAGTTTACTGAAAAAACATGAAGAAGCTCAAGAAAAAGAAGAAGCTGATGCATAATGATAGAAATATATGGCATGGAAGGTTGTAGGAAATGTTCTGAAATAGTGGCTTTAGCAGAATCTAGTAACATTGAGTTTTCTTATACTAAAGATAAAAATACAGTAATATCCTTAGCTAAAAAATTACAAGAGAGTGGGGAGTTACTAGAACAGATCGCACCGTTGATTCTAAAAAACAAAAAACAGATAACACATTCAGAATTTGAAAAATTACTATAGAAGGGGGTTATTTATGAAAAATATAAATACAAAAGACATTATGGAGGATTATATAAGAAAAAAAGATTGGAGAGTGACTGAGAATTCTACAGTTTCCTACTCTATAGGAGGATCTGTCCTAAGTAACGCAGAAGCTATACAAAGTAGATACTGGTTGACTGAAGTTTATGACGAGGATATAGCTCAAGCACATAAAAATGCTGACATACATATACATGATTTAGGTTGGTATGGTGGGTATTGTTTTACTGGTGATACTAGAGTAAAAATGTTAGATGGGAGTTCCAAAAGTTTCATTGAATTAGTTAGGGATTATAAAGATAAAAGTTTTTATGTGTACTCTGTGGATAAGGATGGATATAAAACAATAGGGATGGCTCACACACCAAGAAAAACAAGAGTAAATTCTGAACTAGTAAATATCACTCTTGATAATGGAGAAGAAATAAGATGTACTCCAGACCATAAAATATTATTAAGGAACAACATTTACTGTGAGGCAAAAGATTTAAAAATAGGAACCAGTTTAATGACTTATTATACACCAAGTATAGGAAAAGGATACAAAGCTATAAATACTAGAGGTAAAAAATCATACGCTCATAGGTTTATTATGGAGAAAATATTAGGTATAGAATTACTTAATTCAGAGGTTGTCCACCACATAGATGGTAATAAATCAAATAATGATCCTTCAAATTTAGAGGTTATTAGTGACACAGAACACAAAGCACTAGAAATTAAAAAAAATATGCAGACTGAAATTTGGAAAAATAATAATAATATTCGATTAGTAAAGTATAATAAAAGTGAGGAAAAAAGAAATGCTATAAGTGAATTAGCTTTAAAAAGAGAAAGAGATGAACAAGGTAGATTTTACAACTCTAAAGTTACTAAAATTGAGCTATTAGATTACAAAGAAGATGTTTATGACATAACAGTTGATAAGTATCATAACTTTGCATTGGATAATGGTGTTGTGGTTCATAATTGTGCTGGTTGGAGTTTATTAGACCTGATAAAAAAGGGATTGGTTAGTAGTGGTGGGAGGGTGGCATCTGCTCCAGCAAAGCATTTATCAACTTTGACCAACCAAATGGTAAATTATATAGGTATTATGGCTAATGAATGGGCTGGGGCACAAGCTTTTAGCTCCTTCGATACGTATTTATCTCCCTTTGTAAAAAAAGATAATATGAAATACAAAGAAATAAAACAAGCTATTCAATCCTTTATATTTGGACTAAATTTTCCTAATAGATGGGGAAGTCAAGCCCCGTTTTCAAACATTACTTTAGATTGGATTGTACCTGTAGATTTAGCGGATCTTAAAGCTATTGTTGGTGGAATAGAACAAGACTTTACTTATGGAGAATGTCAAAATGAGATGAACTTGATAAATAAAGCTTTTCTTGAGATTATGATAGAGGGAGATGCAAATGACAGAGGATTCCAATACCCTATTCCCACATATAATATAACCAAAGATTTCGACTGGGATACTGAAAAAGAAAATAATAAACTACTCTTCGAAATGACGGCTAAGTATGGAACTCCTTATTTTTCAAATTATATAAATTCAGATATGGATCCGTCTGATGTAAGATCCATGTGTTGTAGACTTCGGCTAGACTTAAGGGAACTTGAAAAAAAGAACGGTGGATTCTTTGGGGCTGGAGAAAATACAGGTAGTATTGGGGTGGTTACTTTAAACCTTCCGAGATATGCCTACATTTCAAATTCAAAAGAAGAATTTTATTCTAATTTAGAAAAAAATCTAAATATAGCCAAAAGATCGCTGGATATAAAAAGAAAGGTTCTTAGTGTAGAATTCAATAATGGACTTTATCCTTACACGATGGAATATTTAGAAGACTTTTCAAATCATTTTAGTACTATAGGACTTATTGGGGGGAACGAAGCTTGTCTGAACTCCGACTGGGTGAACGGAGACATAAGAAGCCAAGAAGGGCAAGTTTTTATATTAGAAATTTTTAATTTCATAAAGAATAAATTGTCAGATTTTCAAGAAGAAACTGGTTTTTTATACAATTTAGAAGCCACTCCTGCGGAATCAACGACTTATAGGTTCGCAAAACATGATAGAAATAAATACAAAAACATCATAACTGCTGGTGAAGATGGAGAAACTCCTTATTATACAAATTCAACGCATTTACCTGTAGGATACACAGAAGATATTTTTGATGCTTTAGATATTCAAGATCAGTTTCAAGTAGAGTATACTTCTGGAACAGTTTTTCATGGTTTTATAGGAGAGAAAATTAGTGATTGGGAAACAGCTATGAGATTAGTTAAAGTTATATCAGAAAATTACAAATTACCTTATTATACAATATCACCTACATATTCTATATGTAAAACACATGGTTACTTAGATGGAGAAGTTCCAATCTGTAAGTATTGTGGAGAACATACAGAAATTTATAGTAGGATAACTGGGTATTATAGATCAGTAGGAAATTGGAATGATGGTAAAGTTCAGGAGTTTCATGATAGAAAAGAATACAAAATAAAATAGAGACCAATAATACACTAAGAGCACACCTTTTAGTGTATCAAAAGGAGGAAACATGACAAAAGTAGAATTAACCAATGATCCGATGCTAGATGTAAATGATGCAGTACAAGCTATGAGGACGTGTTACTCCTCTAATGATTTGTCTGATGGTGGAGAAAAGGATTTAAACTTATTAAAAAAGGCTATCCGAATGAGGCATCACACACCACTTGAATTTATAACTTTAACATTCAGTGTCGAGGACTTGACTAGATTAGTTTTGCAAGAATTAGCAAGACACAGGACACAAGTACTAAATGTCCAATCCACAAGATACACTTTAAAGAAAATGAAAGAGGACGTAAGAGAAAATTTATCTAAATATTTCTATATAGATCTACCTCACTATGAGGAATATTTATTTATGATATTTGACTTCATAGAAAAGCATAATTTATGGGATCTTCCAAATGATAAATTAAAAGCTTATATGCCAGAAACTTTATATTGTAAATTATATATGAAGGTAAACTTAAGAAATTACTTTAATTTTTATAAATTGAGATCGTCCGAAAGATCACACTTTTTAATTCAAGAGTTAGCAAATGAAACGTACAATGTTTTACCACCATATATTAAAGAATTAGTTGATTTAGAAATGGAGGTTTCAAATGAAAAAAAGTAAGTTACAAACTGGAATGGTTATTAGACTAAGAGATAAATCATTGTATATATTGTTAAGATCTGAAGTTGGAATGGTGGGAATAAATCAAAAAATGAATTCTCATTTAAGTTTAACTAAATTCAATGAATACACGTTAAAAAATATGGATAGTACTGAAACATTTCAAGATTTAACTCAAGAATGCGAGAATGGGCATATCTCAAAAGTAATCACCATAGATGGGACTTGTCCATTATGTGGTAGTAAAATAATAAAACAAGATGTCAAAGAAATTGATATAAATGTATTGAAAGACAGGAGTTTGGATATTGTAGAAATATATAGTCCTAAACTGAATAATGATATTGGAAATTTTGAACAATATAAAGGCTTTTTAGCTCCAGTATGTTGGGAGTTAATGAAAAAAATATGGGAAAGGACTGATAAAGATTAAACATTTAATATTAAATCCAAATAAAACTTTCGTAAGCAATTTATTGAGAGCTATAATAAAGAACGAGCAATACTGTCCATGTCAAATAATTTCAAGTCTGGACTCAAAGTGTCCTTTTGATGAATATCATCTTCCAAAGGCTATTAGGAGTTCAAATATGCTATGTAATAATGGATCTAAAATCAATGAGTGTGTTTGTAAATTGTATATAGAAGAAGGTGATTGTTAATGTTTTTATCAATATATGTTTATGAAAAATTAATCAATATAATAAAAGAACACGAGGGGTTTTATCCTAATATATATAGATGTAGTAAGGGAATTAATACAGTTGGGTATGGATTAACACATATTGATAATGTACAAGCTAATTATTTAGGAGTTGAAAATTTTGATGGAATAGTAAATTTGTCTGAAAAAGATGCTAGACATTTATTAGAATATGAGGTTGACAAAAATATAGGTCAACTTAGAAAATTAGACTGGGTAAATAATTTAACTAATTATGCAAAGATAGTATTAATTGATGTTGTTTTCAATGTAGGATTTAACGGAATGTTGAAATTCAAGAATATGATTAAGTATATGAAGGAAAGTGATTTTGAAAAAGCTGGACTAGAATTAATGGATAGTAATTTACTAAATGACGTTAAAGGTAGAAATATACGGATGGGAATTTATTTAATTACAGGTGTTCTCATGGATATTGAGAATGCGAGAAATTTATATAACATTTATGAAAAAAGGATCTAGTCACTTCGGTGGCTATTTCTGTTTTGAGGAGGGGAAACTATGGATAAATATGTGGAATGGTTGAGCGGAACTAGATACGATAGAGAATCAGAGAAATATGGTATGTTTAAAGTACTTGAGTTTGTTAGTGAAAATGGCAAAACCAAAGTGCC